CCCAACCTCCTCTCCAAGCAAACCCTCCGAGAGGTCCGAGAAGTCCTCAACAAGGCCGCCAAAGAGGTTCGTTAGATCATGTCCTGGACCATTGCGTTCACTGTCGAAGGCCATCCTGCCCCTCAAGGCAGTAAAAGGCATGTAGGCAATGGGCGTATGGTCGAGGCATCTAAACGCCTCAAACCTTGGCGTGACCTAGTAATCAAAGCATCCAGCGACATGGCTGCAACCATTGAGCCATTAGAAGGCCCTCTCTATATTCGCCTAGAGTTTAGAGTTCCCAGGCCCAAAACAGTGACCAGGCAATTCCCCATCACTAGATCATCAGGAGACACTGACAAACTCATCAGAGGAGTCCTCGATGGTGTAGACCAGGGGGGCCTAGTCCTGGATGATTCGCAGTTTGTAGACATTCGCGCATCCAAGCGTTACTCCAGTAACCCTGGAGTGACCATTTACATCAGACCAGTAGAGGAAACACTATGAAGTATGAAGAGGAACTCATGGACATAGGTGTCAAGCATGAGCGAGAACGCATCATCCGCCTCATTCAGGCATTGAGCAGCCATTCAACACACTCAGAGGCCTGCATGAAAATCCATAAGTTTGCAGATGACCTCCTCGGAGCCATCATGCATAAGGGAGAAACCAAATGAGTGGATATGACTGGGGAGACCCAAAGAATCCTGAATATGTGGCCTGGATACTTGACCAGATAGACCAGCGGAGAAAAGATGCCAAAGAATCAGAATGAGCCATCATTTGATGAAATCATCAATCCAGGAGGACACAACTGGGAAGATGACTGGGATGAATATTACTTCTCAGGAATGACCGCCAATCAACCAAAACATGAAAGAAAAGAGAAACCCAACATGTTCGCAAAAACAGTGCAATTCCTAGTCCGTGCCCTAGTCCTAACCTTCATGATCGTAGGAATCCTCTGGTTGGCCAATGCTGCCGGAGAACTAGCAATCAAACTGCTACCCTTCTAACATGTCAGTAATAGTTCAGTTGAGCCTCGAAGAGGTCAGAGTCTGCAGCATGATAGCCATGGAACGATGGCTTTTGAAGAAAGACTCAGTGGACCGCCCAGGCTATGCCACGGGCAAACGATTTGGGGCACTCGAACATGAACTACTTGCTAACATAAGGGCCAACATTGCAGAATATGCAGTTGCCAAATATTATGAACTCCCCTGGACCTTCCCCTGGTATCCAACAGACCAGCACCGCAAACGCAAAGACCATCCAGATGTTGGCCTCAACCTCGAGGTCAGAACAGTCAGGACTCAAGATGCAATTCCAGTATGGTCGAAAGATACTGCCAAAGATGCCATCATCATTGGCTGCAAAGTAATAGACACTGAATACTTCACCCAGGTGGAGATATATGGATATTACCCAGCAAGAGAGGCCAACAAGATTGAATGGAGAGACCCTCGCATTGGAGGGCATCGCATCCCATTGAGTGCATTTAGGGAAGGCTATGGCCAAGAACAGTAGTCGAGGCACTGAGTGGAACAAACTCAGGACAGTAGTCCTCGAGAGAGATCACTACACCTGCGCATACTGCGGCAATGAGGCAGACACTGTTGACCACATCCTGGCCAAGGCCAATGGTGGAGAAGATACTGCGGCCAACCTTGTTGCAGCATGTCGAAGATGTAACGGCCTCAAAAGCGATAGACCCCTCATTAGGACTAATTACATCAATAACAAGTGGATAACGCGCCTATGACCCCATAGAAGGCCAATCAGGCCCAATCTATGCCCCCTGGTTTTTCTAGGGGGCACGCCAGCACCCCGCCCCCAACTCTCTCTTACAAAAAAGGGAGAAAAAACATTTGGAAAGAGACAGATATGAGCGAGAACACATTCACTAACGAAACATTGAAGTTCATTAGTTCTGCGAACTGGTTGACCGATGAAGATGGCCCTGCCGTTGTGGCCCTCCTGGCCATGGCCGGAGACCTGGATGTCAAACTGAATCCTCCACTGATTGCTCAGTATGGCCTCACATATCGAAACCTCCTCAAGCGCAAACCAGGAGCAGCGAATGAGCCTGATGAACTAGGGAAACTGCTCCAACGATAGGGGGCACCAATGTTTTCGCCTGCTATCCAAACCCTGCCTCTCTCTGATGACTTCAAATCAGAGGGAGACTGGCTCCTGCCTATCGTTCGCCTTGCATGGCGGTCCGCAGATGACCCAGAGTTTGAGTTGGATGAATGGCAGTCTGAACTCATCCGTAGAATCCTCGAGATATACCCTGATGATCATGAAAGGGCCGGCCAACTCAGGTTCCGCCAAGTAGTTGTTAGCATGGGCCGCCAAAACGGCAAATCAGTCATTGGAGCCATCCTGGGCCTTTATGGACTCCTCCGCGCTCCAGGCCAGTCAGTCATCGGCATCGCATCCAGTGCAGAACAGGCCAGAATCCTCTATGACCGCACAATGCTGGTCATTCGCCGCAATAAGTCCCTGGCAGACAGATTTGCCAAACTAACTGACACTCGAGGCATTCGCGCTCATGATGGCGGCAAGTATGAGATCAAGGCTGCGAAGTCATCGGCCCTGCAGGGTATCCCCATCAATGTTGGCCTGGCAGATGAACTTCACATCATGCCAGGTGCCCTCTGGTCCGATATGGTCAACGGAACTTCATCGAAGTCTAACGGAATAGTCATTGGCATCACTACTGCCGGAGATGAAAACTCTGAACTCCTCAAACAACTTTATGAAGTAGGCATGAAGGCTGCAGGGGGAGACCCTCAGTTTGAGAGGTTTGGTTTCTTTGTCTGGGAGGCACCTGATGCCAGAGTCCCTGATGATGATGAGGAACTCTCAGAGTATTTGAAGGCCGCTAACCCTGCACTCCAGGCAGGCCGCATTGACATGTCTACAGTCCTCTCTGATGTTCGCGCCATGCCTCCATCAGATGTGATTAGATACAGACTAAACAGGTTTGTGGCAGCGCAGTCTCAATTCATCACTCCTCTGATGTGGCAGAAGTGCGCAAGGCCTTATGGTGAAACCATCGTTCTCGATGGGGCCAGACCCATCTTTGCAATTGACCGCACACCAGACTGGGGCCATGCAGTGATAGCAGTTGCTATCAAGAATCAACAGGGTCAGACAGAAACCGAACTAGTTGCCTCGATAGTGAAACCTAACCTGGAACAACTGGTCTCCATCTGCACTGAGTTGATGAAACACTCTCCTCAGACCTTCATAGTTGACGGCTACGGCCTGAAAGACCTGGCCACAGAACTCCGGAGGCGTGGAATGCCTGTTGCCATCGCTACCCAGGGAGATGTCATTGGAGCCTCGGCCCTAACCTATTCCAAGATTGCCAGGGAAGAGATCAGGCACTCATCTGACCCTCTCCTGTCCATCCAGTTCCCCAGGACAGTCCGCAAGAATATCGGAGACCAGTTCCGCATCTCCAGGAAAGATTCATCAGTTGAGATTGATGGAGTCATGGCCACACTGTTAGCAATTTATGGCGCGGAGACACGAATTGAACAAAGTTTGCAAGTTTTCTAACTTAATGCTATAGGATGGATTAGATGGGATTCTTAGACCTATTCAAGAGAGACTCTATTGGCGTGCCTGAAATCGAAACTCGGGCCACGATGTCAGAGGCACTCATGCCCCCTTCTCGAAATGTTGAGCCAACCATCAACCTAGGCGATGCCCTGGGCCTGTCGATGATTTACCGCGCCATCAACATTCATGCAATCTCTGCAAAACAGATGAGCCTGGATGTGTTCCGCAATGGTGTAGTCATTGAGGCTCCTGCATTCATTCGCCAACCAGACATCAAACAGACTCGACCATCTTTCATTGAGCAAAGTATTGTTTCATTGGCGGCTACTGGCAACGCTTACTGGGAAATCAAGCGCGACCAGGCAGGCCGCATCATGAACATTGAAGTGTTGAATCCTCTCAACGTAACGATCAATGAGAACGAAGATGGGACTGTTCAGTCCTACCGCGCCATTAGTGGAGTTACAGAGAAAACGCTACGGCCTGAGAGGGTTCAACATCTCTCCCTCCTCCGCGTTCCTGGCACTAACTACGGCCTAGGCCCCATCCAGGCAGCCAAGCGCGAAATCAAGGGAGCAATTGACACCCGTGATTACTCCTCGAACTGGTTTGAAGAGTCTGGCATCCCTACAGGTGTTTTGAAGTCTGAACAGGTCCTCTCTCCTGACCAGGCCGTTGCAGCGAAGAATGCCTGGAACGATACTGCCGGAGCAAAGAATGGCGTGGCCATCCTCGGCCAGGGCCTAACCTATTCGCCCATTTTCCTCTCCCCATCGGATGCTCAGTTCATTGAATCTCAAAACTTCAATGTCACCCAGATAGCACGCCTCTTTGGCGTGCCTGCCTCTCTCATGTTGGCAGATGCTGGTGGAACTTCCATGACATACCAAAATGTGGAGCAGGACTGGATTGGTTACATCAGGTTCTCCCTGATGACCTATCTGGTTGAACTGGAGCAAGCATTTACTTCTCTCCTCCCTCGAGGCCAAGAGGCTCACTTCAACATTGAGGCACTCCTACGTTCTGACACACTTACCCGTTACAATGCACACAAAATCGGCCTAGAGGCAGGATTCCTAACTGTTGAGGAAGTCCGCGCCATCGAAGGCCTTGGAGGAGTCATCTAATGTCATTAGAAATCCGCGAGTTTGCCATCCGTGAGACTGTATCCGATGACCGTGAGGTCATGGGTATTGCAGTACCTTATGAAGTCACTACTGACCTGGGCTATGGAGTCCGCGAACGCATCGCAACTGATGCAGTTGAGGCTGCAGAGAACGTGATGCTTTTTTGGCGGCATGAAGAGCCTATTGGCAAGATCATTGAGCATGAACAGACTCCAGAAGGCTGGATGATTCGCGCCAAGATTTCAGAGACCCCTCGAGGCCAAGAGGCATACACTCTGGTCAAAGATGGAGTTATTGATAGATTTTCTATTGGCTTTGAGCCAATGGAACACAAAATCGAGGATGATGGAACGATACTCCGGACTAAGGTCCGAGTTCGCGAAGTCTCTTTGGTACCAATGCCGGCCTACGATGGCGCGGTCTTAACCGAGGTCCGCGAAAGTGTGACCAATACACAGGAAGAAGAAACAATGGAAGAAATCATTGTTCCAGACACCGCAGGCCTCGATGAGGTCCGCGAGTCGATTGAACTCCTGGAGCGCAAGGTAGCAACCATCGAGGTTCCTGCATCTGCTCCAGTAGTTGACACCCGTTCCGCCGGTCAGGTTCTCCAGGCACTCGCTAAGGGTGATGAGAACGAACTCCGCGCATACACTGGTGCAACAACTGCAGACACCGTTCTGCGCAATGGCTGGGTTGGCGATCTGACCCGTATCGTTGAGTCTGTTCCTGGTGTTCGCCAGGTATTCTCTACCGGTAGCCTCCCTGCAGAGGGTAACTTCATCGAGTACGCATCTCTGACCTCCAACTCTGTTGATGTTGATGTTCAGGCAGCCGAAGGTGATGACCTCCCATACGGTGAAGTTGTTATTGACTCTCACACCGCTGCAGTCAAGACCTTTGGTGGATACAGTGAACTGACCCGTCAGTCCATTGAGCGTTCCTCCATCGCTTACCTTGACCACGTTCTCCGCGCTCAGGCATTCGCTGCAGGTAAGGCACTGAACGATTTCGTTCGCGCCGAGTACCTCCTCGAACACGCCGCACAGGTAACTGCAGACAACACTGTTGAACTCGCTGCAACTCCTACCTATGCAGACTGGATCAACGCAGCAATTGATGCACAGATCAAGTTCCAGACCCAGGGCCTCACCATTGATGCGCTAGTTGTTGACCCAACTACCTTCAAGAGCCTCCTGAACGTTGAATCCGCAGATGGCCGCCCAGTATTCCTGGTCACCGGTGCTGGTTCCAACAACGTAGGTTCATTGAACGTGAAGGGCCTCGCTGGAGACCTCGCATCGATTCCTGTTGTTATGGATGCAGCACTTGCATCAGATGAGATTGCATTCGTCAACTCGAACGCACTCCGCCTGTATGCATCGGCAGCAGCACGCCTCCAGGATGAGAACATCATCAACCTGAGCAAGACCTTCTCGGTCTACATGTTCGCAGCCTGCGCACATGAGATCAAGAGTGCAATTGTTCCTGTAGTTCCTGCAGCCTAAGTAGGTAACTGATGAACGCTACTGACCTCCAGGAGTACGTTGGGGCACCCGATACGGATGCCTCATTTGTTGAGGAATGCTGGGACCAGGCATCAAGCCTGGTTGATGCATACGTTGGCGAGGAGACAATCCCTGTCGCGATTCTTGACCGTGCATACCTGGAGGTTGGTAGCGAACTCTATCACCGCAGACAGGCACCTAACGGCATCGCACAGTTTGCCTCCATGGATGGGTCTCCCATCCGTGTGGCCCGTGACCCAATGCTAGGAGCATATCCACTCCTCCAGCGATTTATGGTCCTCGGTATAGCATGAGCGCGTTAGGAGCAATGAGGGAATCCCTGGCAGATGCTGCATCTACTGCAACATCCATTCCAGGGTACCCATTCGCGCCTGGTCGACTTATTGTCCCATCCATCGTTGTCATGCCAGGTTCTCCATACCTGGAGTCAGGGGTGCAGTATGGGGCATTCACTGCAAGATTCTCAGTGGAACTCATTATGGGTACCGCCGCTAATCAAGTCACCTCATCTGGATTAGATGACCAGGTGGAGAATGCGATCATCGGATTCTTGAACTCAGGTTTTCTTATCGAGTCAGTTTCTGCCCCTTATGCCCTCGAGGCTAATGGGCAGCAATACTTGGCTGCAACAATTACTGTTACAAATCAATTACGCCCCTAGGAGGCACAATGAGTACGCGAATCAAGGGCAACGCCCTGGCCCTCACTTTCGGGGGCACTGACTACTGGGCAGATGCAACATCTGTTGTCATGGAGAACGAAGAAACAAACACTGGTGTGACTACGTTTGAGGATGCCTCGAACTCTGGAGGCCGCACTTATTTCTTCAACATCTCCGCAATCCAGTCAACCTCTCCAACGTCATTCTGGCGTTACCTCTGGGAGAACACTGGTGAAGTTGTTGCATACAAGTATGCAGTTCATGGCAACGCTACTGCAAGCGACACTGAGCCACACTTGACCGGTACTGTCAAGATTGGTCCAAAGCCTTCTCTCGGTGGAGATGCATCTGTAAACGGTGAGTTCACTTTCACTGTTCGCCTGGATGCTCAGGAAGAGCCAACTCTCGACACCGGAGTCTAACCAATGGCAGATGACCTGGATTTTTCTGATGGCTCATACCGAGTCAAAGTCACTGGCCTCCGCGAATTAGTTCGCAACATGGAGAGTGCCGGTGTTCAGGGCCAGGACATCAAAGAGATCATGTTTGGGGCCGGTGACATTGTTGCAAAACGCGCAGTTCAATTGGCACCGGTCCTAACTGGTCGACTAGTTGGAAACATCCGTGTAGGTAAGGCCAAAAACAAGGCCTCCATCAAGGTTGGTTCCGCTAGTGTCCCCTATGCCCGTTTTGTTTACTTTGGCAAATATAACGAATCAAAGGGAGGCCTTTATGCAAAGGCCAATCCATTCATCTTTGATGCGTTGCTAGAGAAAAGAAAACAAGTGTTCGATAAGATTGAACAAGGCATGGGCTACCTGCTAGAAAAGAACGATTTAGCATAGAAAGCGAGATACAAAATGGACATCAAGAATCTAACTATGGGAGAAATCTCTAAGGTTGAGGAACTGTCAGGAATGCCTATTGCGGCCCTGGCAGATGATGACAAGCCAAAGGGAAAACTGATGGCTGCACTAGCGTTTGTTATTCGCCGCCGCGAGGACCCAAAGTTCACTCTCGAGGCTGCAAACAACATGACTATGGATGAGATCAATGCCCTCCTGTTGGGTGATGAGGATTCTGTAAAAAAATAACAAAAGAGAGGGCAGATGACATGGCCTGGTTCCTGGTGAATGCTCACCTGTCCCCTCAACAATATAAAGATTTGACTCTGGTTGAGCGAGAAAGCCTCATTGAGGCCATAAAGGCATCCAGGGCCTAACAAACCGCCGGTCAGGTTTTCTCTCGCACCTGGCCGGCCCCCAATCATTTAGGAGAACAAGATGGCATCACCCATCCTGAACGTGAACGTTATTGCGGACACGAAAAAGTTCTCCTCGGGCATGAGAGATGCCACATCAATCACTGAAAAGTTTGAGACAGGCCTGAAAAGGTTTGGAATTGCTGCAGGTGTTGCATTTGCTGCAGCAACTGCAGGAGTCATTGCCCTGGGTGTTTCCTCGGTCAAGGCCGGTTCTCAGTTGGAGCAATCCATCGGTGGAACTGAGGCAGTATTCAAAGAATACGCTGGTGTTGTTGGGAAGTATTCTAAAGAGGCTGCAGACTCCCTGGGTCTCTCTGAGAACTCCTATCGAGAACTAGCAACTGTTATCGGTTCCCAGTTGAAGAACACTGGCACCGCATTTGACATCCTGGCCGATAAAACTAACGGCCTGATCACGTTGGCTGCAGACCTGGCAGCAACCTTTGGAGGAACTACTCTCGAGGCTGCTCAGGCTATCTCTGCCGCATTGCGTGGAGAATTAGACCCAATTGAACGTTACGGAATTACCCTCAAGGCAGCAACTGTTGAGGCTAAGGCCTTGGCAATGTCTGGAAAAGATGTTGCATCATCTTTGACCTTGCAGGAGAAGTCCGCAGCAACTCAGGCCATTATCTTTGAACAGGCCGCATCATCTCTTGGCATGTTCGCTGCAGAGTCTGACACTCTTGCAGGACAAACTCAACGCCTCAATGCTCAGTTAGAGAACATGAAGGCCACAATTGGAACTGCCCTGGTTCCTGTATTGGCAGAAGTCATGCCTGTCCTGCGAGACTTCATTGATGAGTTAGTTGTCTCTCCAGCCTTCAATGAGTTCCTGGATGCATTCGCGCAGGCCCTGGGAGACATTCTCATGGCCCTCCTGCCTCTCCTACCTCCCCTGGTTTCCATCATTGGAGACTTGCTCCCTCCATTCGTTGAACTATTTGCAGCACTCACTCCCATCATTGCAAAACTAGTTGAGGCCTTCATGCCTCTAGTTGAAGGCATCATGCCTCTCCTGGTGGAACTGGTTGACCTGGTGATTCCACTGGTTGATGTGTTTGTTGATCTATTGATTCCACTCATCCCCATCATCACTGAAATAGTCACTGCCTTCATTCCTCTAGTTGAAGAGATTCTGCCTCTTTTGACAGACCTGATTAGACTTCTAGTTCCTGCCATGCAGGCCTTTGCAGTGTCCATCTCTGCCATTGTCAAAAACGTTATTCAACCATTCGCATCGGCCTTGGCAGATGTTGTTGGATGGGTAGGCCAACTGTTTGGGTTCTCAGGCAAAACTGTCTCGGCCCCTGGTTTGACCGCTAACCGCCCCAAACTTGCAGAAGGTGGAATTGTTATGCCTAGGCCTGGAGGTGTCCCTGTAACTGTTGCAGAGGCCGGACAGGCAGAGGCCATCGTTCCCCTGGACAAACTGGGGAGCCTTGGCGGCGGCATGAAGGTCACTATCAACGGCAATGTTGGCTGGTCTCCAGAAGATATGGCAAACATCATCCTCAAGAAACAACGCCAAGCAATGGCCCTTGCAGGCCTCAATAGCATCGTAGGAGTTCGCTAATGCTAGGAATCACTTGGACAGACACTAACGGGGAGACCTGGGACCTCATCAATGGCCCCGTGGCCTTGATGAATGCAGGCATTCAGGGACTGGGAATGCCCCAGGCATTTGATACTGTTCGACAGACTGCACTAGTGCATGGCCAAACTTTCCAATCATGGCGTTTGGAGCCTCGCTCCCTGTTCCTCCCTGTCACTTTCCGTGATGATGCAGAGTTAGATGTCAACGGCCTGCAGCGTGCCTTCTGGGATGGCCTCGCATTGGGTGAATATGGAACTCTGACTGTTACTGACTCAAACGGTGGAGTTCGCTCCATCCAGGCCAGGTTTGTTGATGATGGCCAAGTTGCATTCACCATTGACCCATACGCGGACACAAACGCATTCCGGCCTTATGGCATCAGTCTGGTAGCAGATGACCCCTGGTGGAGAGGCCCTGTTGAGTCATTCTCATTTGGTCTCGGCCCAGAAGGCACTGCCACATTCTTTGGTAATGGCTCATCTGCAACGCCTTTCTACATCATCAAATCAACTGGTGGTGCAGACACAACACTCACAAACAACGGTGATCAGGATGCCTGGATTACTTGGACTATTGAAGGCCCAATGGATTCATTTGACCTGGAGATTGGCGGCCTTCACGTTGGCGGCCCAATCGAAGTTGAAACAGGTGACACTCTCACCATTGAAACTTCTCCTCTCAACCAGATTGCATACCTGGGAGATGGCACTAAAGTCACTCGATACTTGACCAGTGCAGACTTTGCTCCTCTGCCTGCCACTGGTGCACCTGTCAATGTAGGCATTGATGTTGTTGGAACTGGTTCCATCACGGCCTCATTCGCTCCTGTCTACTGGAGGGCCTTCTAGTGCCAAATCTAGTGACATATTTTCCAGGCCGAATTGATGTCTACCGCAATAACTTTGAATGGGTAGGCACTATCGGAAACCCCATCTCCATTGAGGGTTCTGTAGTGTTCAACGGCCTCTCAGTGTTCAACATTGAACTCAAGGCAGATGACCCCATCATTGAGGACCTGGTTGAGCCTGGTGCCCGTGTAACGATGATCTATAAAGATGCAGACCTGTTCTCCGGTGTAGTGACTGCCATTGACGGCTCCATCCTGGCAAATGGTTCTGTTACTGTAACCCTGGAATCTGATTGGCGTATCCTGGCCAACACTTTGGCATACATTCGCCCATTGAATCAGGTTGAGGCAACAACTATTTCTGTAAAGAATGCCTCTTCAACTACTGCAGAGGCTCAGGCATGGCTCCCTGGAGGTGCATCCACTCAGGGCACTTCTGGAACTGTTATTGGACAGTATGGATACTATCTTTGGGATGCATCTGTTTCTTATGCAGAAACTGCCATCAAAACTCTCATCACTCAGAATGCAGTGACACGCCTGGGCCGGCCTCTAACTGTTGCTCCTGACCTGGGCCGTGGCCCTAACCTGCGAACTTTGGGCATGTTGCCAATGGTCCGCAATGAGACTCTAGAGACCTCCTGCATCCAGATGCTAAACGTTGACGGCATTGGTTTGACTGTTCAACAGGCTCCACGCTCCTCAACAATAACTGTTGATGTTTATGAGCCTAGTATTTGGGATATGCCTCTCACGGCAGAGTCTGGTGTTATCGCATCCGGTAACTGGTCATTCAAGGGCCCAACAATGACCAGGGCATTCATTGGCGGCCCTGGAGACCTCGCTGCAAGATACTTCAAGAGTTTCACTGACACTACCGGCCTCGAGGCCCTTTATGGTGACATCATTGAAGTGTTTAGGGATGCAACATCTGGGGCAAACACTGTCTGGCCGGAAGGTGTAACTGATGACCTCAACAAGGTTGAGAAGTATTATCTTCTCCGCAGTGATGTTTCCGCAGCAAACAAAACTGCCTTCTCTGATGGAATCGCTCAGGTAGCAGAAGAGGGCCTCTTAGAGGGCCTCCCAACCTATGGCATCAGTGCAGAACTGTCAGAAACTGAATCATTCTATTTTGGAGGCGTTGACGGCATCCAACTAGGTGACACAGTGACAGTCAAAACTGTCACCGGTGATCTATTCACTGAGAAGATTACCCAGGCAGATTTTGAGTTTGGCAACGGCACTTTCAAAGTCACTCCACACCTGGGAATGGTGAACAGTGACCCAAATGTTCAACTGGCAAAAACCATCGCCAATTTGGCGCGTGGACAACGTAGACTATCAAAAGACAGGTAATTAGGAGAAAACATTATGGCATGGACTAACTGGGGCTTTGATGGCACCATCAATGAGGCCCAATGGTCTCAAATGGCAGGCCTTCTCGGTAATGGGTATGTTGCTGCAGGTAACGGTGACTGTTTAGTCACTGCAGTAGGTGGAGCGCGTTCTGTTTCTGTTGCTGAAGGAACTCTTTATGGTGACGGCATCGTATCGGTGAACTCTGCTCCTGAGACTGTTGCCATGACTACTCCTGTGAATGGTCAATGGTATGTGATTGCACTCCGCCGCACTTGGGCATCTAACACTGCGGCCCTAGTTGCTATCGCTGGAGCGACAACGACAACGACAACTCCAACTGCAGCACCTTCAACCTTCCCAACTTTGAACACTTCTCCAGGTGTATTGACTGACCAGCCAATTGCCTGGGCCTGGTGCAACTCGGCCAACACGACAGTAGTTGTTTTTGATATTCGCCTCAAGGCAGTCAAATCTTTGCCCCCTGTTGTTGCTACGGCTGCAGAACGTGATGCCAAGTTTATGGCCCCAACTCAAGGCCTGCAGGTTTGGCGCAATGATCTCGGTTTAGTTGAGACTTACTATGGCCTCTACAATGCCTCAACGAATCCTGGAGGCCGCGATTCTGCAGGTTGGTACACTGACACTCGAGCAATGGGCCTAGTCCCAGTTCGCCCAACTACTGCAACAATTGCAAGCGGAACAGGGTCTGCAAACTCAATGGGTGTTGTTTCATTCACTGGAGCAACATCTGTGAGTCTTGATGGTGTATTTACTTCAAAATATGCAAACTACTTCATTATGTGGAACTTGATCACTACTGCAGACTCTGTTCCTCGAGTTCGTCTTAGGGCATCAGGAGTAGACACAACCAGTGGATATACTGCCGGCCGCTTATATCAAATCGATGGCAGTGTAGGTGGACAGAACAATGGCACCGGTGGAGACTGGGGCCTAACCCCTACCGGAGTGCAAAAGTTCGAGGGCAACATGACTCTATATAAGCCCAACGAGGCCGCTAATACTCACGGACATCACAGTTCTTTCATGATGTCTAGCAATTCAAGCGGAACACAAATTGCGCAACAACATGGAACACAAGGGTTCTTCAGTGCTACCCAGTTTGATGGGTTCACTATTTATGGCAGTGCTGGAACTGCCTCTGGAACTATTCAAGTATTTGGTTACAACGATTAGGAATTAGATTATGGAAAACGAAGGCACAATTATTATTGAACGGCCTATGACTCCTGAGGAGAAGGCCGAACGCGCAGCATGGAAAAAAGCGGAGCCTGCACGCCTAAAGGCAGAGGCATCTGAGGCACGCCGGCAGGCATATGTTCGCATCTCTGACCCCGTTTATATGCAATGGCAGCGCGGACTGAAAACTGAGCAGGACTGGCTGGATGCCGTGGCCCAGGTTGAGGCAGACTACCCCATTCCTGGGGAGGATGCAGAATGACCTGGCAGCAAACAACTGCAATTGATACTGGAGCGCAAGATAACGCAGGCATGTGTCTGCGATTCGCTCAGAAAGTATTCTCAACGAAACCCTATGGATATGACTCCGCATGGACTGCCTGGGAAAACACTCTAGTCAAACACTATGACCGAGACCTCCCTGCAGTAGCAGCACCAGTCTGGTTCTCACACATGGGGACCTACGGCAACCCCCCAACCTACAAAAACTGGGGCCATGTAGTTGCATGGATACCTGGAGCAGGATTCCTCTCCTCCCCAGGTCAAGGCTACGGCCAGCAATGGTTTGGCTCCATCGAAGAGATTGAACGCTACTTCCGATGCACATTCGTAGGTTGGTCTGAGGACATCAATGATCTAGATGTCATGGACTGGATTGATGACGGTGGAACGCCTCCTGAGCCATCCCAACGGACATACACTGTTGTCCCTGGAGATACCCTCTGGGGCATTGCAGTTCTCTTCTACGGTGACGGCACCCGTTATCCAGAGATTGCTGCATATAACGGCATTGAAAACCCTAACCTCATTTTCCCTGGCCAAACCTTCATCATCCCATAAGGCAGACATGTTCAACTTTGACCCCAAAAAACGTAAAGCAATCTATAACGTTTTTGCCATCATGAATGCAGTTGTTGTTGCCCTGGTCCCTGTCGCGGTCCAGTTCAACTTCATCCCTGTTGAGTGGAGTGAAAACATTATCCAGGCAGGTGCAGGAGTTCTCTCTTTCATCGGATTCATTCTGGCCTCCAAGAATGTTGCTAAACCTGAAGTCACTATTGATGAAACCCTTGGATACACTCCAGAGGGTGCCGTTGTTACGGAATCGTAATGGCAACTTCAGATGAGGCAGTAATTACTCTGAGAGAAGTGTATGACCTGGTGTTAGAATTGAAAACGGAGATGGCCCCAACTCCTAGGACTCTTAGTGATCATGAGGACCGCATAAGAGACTTGGAGCGCAAAGTCTGGTCATTTAGTGGAATCAGTGCTTTGGCGGCAGTTGTCATCTCTCAAGTAGTCACTCTACTTCTCAAGTAACATCCCCTCATTATTAGGCCCTCTTTGGGAGGGCAGATTGGCGTGCCCGTGGAAGATTCATTTGTTGACGGCTATTCGGTCCCTGTAGACCCTATGGACTTGCTGCAGTGTGAGAGTTGCCAGTAAACTTTTCTTACCGCCCCTAGTGTTTCGTCACTAGGCCTGCCCCTTAGCGTTATGACGTTCTCCGTATGGAGAGGCTAGTTAGGGGGCATTTTCTTTTGGGCTAAGACATGTTTACTTATATGTAATTGTCCCTGGTGTCTGTTATTCTGTAGAGACCTTCATGGAACTATTCCCCCAATAGTTGAATACCCTCAGATATTGCCTGCGTGCACGGCTAGCCAGCCTAGCCAGTCTGGGGGTATTCTTATATGACCGCAGGGGTGCGGTGAAGAATTGCCTCGGTGACACGCCGAGGTTTTTCTTTACCTTGACAACGTAATACGTTGGGCCTAACATCGTAATACGCCAACAGAGAGGAAACCAAAATGGCGAACATGAAACGATACCTAGAAGAACTCAACGAACTAGTCCAGGAACAGATTGACTCCGCGCATGATGTCTGCCAGTCCAACGGATTCACAGTCGAGGAACTCCTCGATGCACTGGCATGTTCAGGATATGTTCTGGCACCTGCAACAACAGAAGAGAACATTGCATCCATGGCATACTTCAAAGTCATGAACATCGCATTGGAGGCCATCTAATATGGAAACACCAGAGCCAATGATCATGACAACATTTCGCATTGATGTCGACACCTACACAAACCTCCTCGCATTTGCAGAGGTAGAAGATAGGACCGTATCAGATGTGATACGTCAGGCAGTCAAGTCATACCTGGTCAAAATGTCATGATTATCAGACTTTGCCCTGAACATGACGGCCTAGCAAAAATCCTCACAGTTCAACAAATCCGAGACCAATGGGTCTGGTGGAACTGCGATTGCACAATTATCCTAGACAACGATTAGAAAGAGAGAAACTCAAATGGCATGGAACAATGACTATGTAGATGTTGCAGAACGTATGCGGCAGTTTGCAGTCAAATACCCAACAGGCTCAATTCAGACAGTCTCCATCGACTTCAAACAAGTTGGAGAACAGATGCTAGTGATCTACACTGCAGCGGCCTACCGGTCCCCAGAAGATGAACGCCCAGGCATCGCGATGGCCTCTGAGCCATTCCCAGGCAAAACCAATTTCACCAGGGACTCAGAAGTCATGAATGCAGAAACCTCGGCCTGGGGCAGATGCATACTCGCTGCAGACCCCTCAATCACGGCCAAGAAGATTGCCTCAACTAATGAGATACAGAATCGACAGGGAGCCTCCTGGGCTCCTCCAAAGGGACCGGCACCCAAGAAGGGCCATGACTTCTAAAAGAGAAGGCCCCCTGGGAAACTCAACAAACCAGGGGGCCGCTGCCGCCAAGCAGCACACCGGAGGAAACCATTCCGGCTCACTGCCAGTATAGCCGCCAAGAGGACAAAACACTATGAATGAAACCTACCTAACAGAGGCCGAGAAAGTACGCCTCTATCAAGTAACAGAGGCAGAACAAAGAGAACTGCATACTATGTGGCCTGATCTCTATGCTGCCCCCGTATTCCATGACACTCAGGAACTCCTCGATGCAGACCCAAATGCCACACTCGAGACCAGGTTTCTCTGCCGTGAGGATGGCATCAATGCCATTTATCCTGGTTCACACGTTGCCATCTATGGGGAGCCTGGAGCAGGCAAAACGATGCTGGCCAAATATGCGGCCCAACAGGCCATCAAGAAAGGCCAGTCAGTAGTCCACATCGACATTGATGACAACAGGGCAGAGATCATTGCGCATGACATGCTCAAGTTTGGAGCCTCCAGAGAATCAATCATCACTCATTGGAAACTGGCCCAACCAGACACGCTGCAAGGCCTAGAGGCCCTCTGGAGCGAGTTAGTTGCAAACCCTAGGGATTTAGTCATCATCGACTCCATGGCATCGTTAGAAGGCCTTACAGGGGCAGATGCGAATGCCTCCCTGGATTTTGTCCAACGGGTCTACCTTCCATTTGTCAAAAAACTGATGAATGCCGGCACTGCAGTCATATCCATAGATCACACTGGCAAAGACACAACACGCAAAGGTGCCATGGGGTCAACTCAGAAACTGGCCAAGAGTGACCTGGCAATCCATGTTGTCCTCCCAGAATCTGGAGAAGGCCTAGTGCCTGGAGAACTCGGAACAGTTGCCCTCTATGTTGACAAAGACCGTTATGGAGTGACTAAGGCTAACTCTCAACTCCGCGAATACTCCAAGGGCCACATGCGCAGCCTCTGGGGCACCTTCTGCATTCCTGCTACTGGCCTCCAGGATGCAAGAATCATGGCCCCCAAGCATGATGCCCCCAACAGAATCTATGACTTCTAAGTGTCAAAATACGCAGCCAAGATTTACATTTGTACATCTAAGTGTGAAAACTGTACATAAAAAACTTTATCCAAAACGCGGCGTGTCGATTTGACAGGCATATTCAAAAATAAAGAGAATAAACCCATATAGAGTTACTTCCCAATTTCGAGGCCGTAAAGGCCCTCGAAAGAGAAGAAACATAAAAGAGAAATAACCCTTAACAAACCCAACAAAGAAAGCGAGAAACCAATGGCGTTGCTCAAAATCGAATCCGGAGAAGTAACCAGACATGTTGGAGCGCGTGGAGCGTTCGCAGTAGCAGAAATGGTCAACCTTCCAGATGGCCGATCATTCCCCAAAACCTATACTGTCTGGGCCGATGAGGCTCCAGAGATTGGGACCATCGTTTCAGTCATCGGTGTAATGTCTGCCAAGGTCCGCGAATATCAATCCGCAAACGGCCTCAAGCAGGCCGTTGACATTAGCATCAATGAGCCAAACGTGACCGTTATGGGAGTACCTGCACCGGCTGCAGTAGTTGCAGACATCCAGGAAACCCTCGGCGGCACTGAGGTGCCCTTCTAATGGCCACACTGAAAGAAACCAAAGCATTCCTGGCCCTCTACTGGTCAGGGATGGATGTTGGATACCTTCACGGCTACAAGGCCGGAGAGGAAGGCCTAGAGGCTCCTGCACCCAAGTTTGGGAAACTAAACCCCAACCTCCTCTCCAAGCAAACCCTCCGAGAGGTCCGAGAAGTCCTCAACAAGGCCGCCAAAGAGGTTCGTTAGATCATGTCCTGGACCATTGCGTTCACTGTCGAAGGCCATCCTGCCCCTCAAG